AGGCCGCAGAGGGGCAGTACAAGACCATCGTCATCGACACTTGCGGCAAGCTGATCGACTACATGAAGGACTGGGTCGTGCGTCACCCGGAGATGTTCCCCAAGGGTGCGAAGACCAGCGGCGGGATCTCTCTCCAGGGCTTCGGGTTTGTTAAACAGGAGTTCATTCGTCTGTCTGACGAACTGGCTCAGAAGTTCAACGTAATCTACCTGTTCCATGAGACGCTGACGAAACAGGATGAGGGTGTGTTCTATGAGCTTCTGGTCGAGGGCGCTGCCCGTACCGTGGTGTGGCAACCCGCAGACCTCGGCGCTCATCTGTTCATCATGAACGGCAAGCGGTATCTGGGATTCACCCCCACGGAGCAGTACACCGCCAAAGCCGCCTACGGCATCAAGGGTCTGGTGGAGGTTCCCGAACTGGCAGACGGTCAGCCCAATGACTTCCTCACGAAGCTGTTTGCCAAGGTGCGTGACAACCTCGCCAAGGAGTCCTCTGAGCTTGTCCCGCAGAAGCTGGCCTACCTCAAGGCAATGGCAGAGGCCAAGAACATCTGCGAATGCGTCAAAGCGCCGGAAGATGTAGCAGAAGCCGGGAATGCCATCAAGGCTCTGGAACACGCTCTGACCAGCGAGAAGGAAGCCAAGGCTATGCTAAAGGATCGGCTGGCAGAACTGAACATTGTTTGGGACAAGGCCGCGAAGGTCTACAAGTATGCGGACAAGTAAAGTCCGCATCACGCAAAGTCTCCTGTCTGCATGGGAGTGGTCGTTCAAAACGGATGATGGGTGGGATGATTTCATCGCCACCCTCAACCGTGAGAAGAAGCAACCAACACAGGCGATGCTGGACGGTATTCGCTTTGAGAACTGTCTGAACAATGTTCTCAAGGGCGAACCAATCTATCAGGATAACGAGTGGTACAACGTGCTGGTGGAGATGTCCTGTGAACTGCAAGGCGCTCAACAGCAAGTGAGCCTGTTCCAGGACTGCGAGGTTGACGGTCAGCCGTTCCTCCTCCACGGCGTTCTCGACTATCTGCGAGAGGGTCATATCTGGGACTGCAAGTTCTCCAAGACCTACCACCTCAACAAGTACCTAACATCGCCTCAGACTCCAATGTACCTCTCACTCGTTCCAGAGGCCAGAGACTTTACCTACATCATCAGCGATGGCAAGTATGTATACCGGGAAAAGTACCCGCGAGACATCGTGCCGCCCATTGAACCTACTATATATAACTTTATGCAGTACCTCAAAAAGCACGGACTTTGGGAAGTGTACTGCGAGAAATGGAGAGTGAACACTTGAGCAACTGGGATGATTTTCAGAGAGAAGACCGCGAGGAATCCGCGAAGGTAACAGGCCGTCTGCGGTGCGTCATCACCGATGTCGAGGAAACCACATCCAAGGCCAGCGGTCTCCCGATGATCGTGATTTCCGTCCGTCCTTCCGGCACGACCTTCAAGGTAAAGACCTATCTGGTCAAGAACGACCACTTCAACCGCAACGCCACGGCGTTCTTCGATGCGTTCCCGGAGATCACCTTCGGTGACTTCAACTTCCTGTCGTGGATCGGCGCGGAGGGAGCTGCGTTCTTCGACCTCGATGACAGAGGTTATATGAAGGTCAAGTACTTCATCGATGCCGTCAAGGCCACCGACCTCCCCGCATTTGAGGGCGAGAAGCCGGAGCGTCAGGCCATCACCACGCTGGAAGATGACGGCTCGGAAGATGATCTTCCCTTCTGATGGTTAAGCATTGGACAGATAAAGAGCTTGCAGAAGAACTCAAGAAGCTGACCATCATCTGCGATACCCGTGAGCAAGACCGCCATGTGTCGGAGTGGTTCGCCAAGAACAAAGTCCCTTGCATCACTCGCAAGATTGATACCGGGGACTACTCCGCGCAGCTCGGTGACTTGTCGATGGAGCGGGAGATCGTTGTGGAGAGGAAGCGAAACCTGGACGAGATATGCGGGAACTTTACTATAGAACGCGAAAGATTCGAGCGGGAATTCATGAGGGCGAAAGCCTACGGGACGAAGGTGGTTCTCATCGTGGAGAATGCCACATGGTCGGACATCTTCCTCGGCAACTACCGCTCCAAGACTTCCTCAAAGTCTCTCCTCGGTTCGCTCCTGTCTTGGATGGTGCGCTTCAATATCACGGTGACCTTCTGCAAGCCAGAGGAAACGGCGCGGATCATCTACGGAATCTTCTATTATGCGGCAAAGGAGAAGCTACTGTATGGCTGAGATCAAAGACAGCGGAGAACGCAGAGAGTTTGCGTCAGGCGCTGTGAGGGACTGCAACGACTCAAAGGGACGCTGTGATTTGCTCCCGATGGATGTCGTGGCTGACCTTGTCCAGGTAGACGCAAAACTCAACGAAGACTACAACGGTATGGATGTCTTGACGGCGGTTCGACTCTTCTTGCAATCCCCTCACGATTCTTCCGATGAAGGCTTCATCTTCTGGGTGCTTCACCACTTTGCCAAGCAGAACGGATGGGATATCTACACCATGCTTCTGGAAGTCTCCATCCACTTCGCTGACGGCTGCGCCAAGTATGGCGAGAGGAACTGGGAGAAAGGTATCCCTTGCCACTGCTACATCGACAGCGCCATTAGGCACTACCTCAAGTGGTGCAGAGGTGATGAAGATGAGCCGCACAACAGAGCGTTCTGCTGGAATCTCCTGTGCCTCCTGTGGACGCTGAGACACCGCCCGGAATGCAATGACTTGTGGGAGAAAGATAATGGGGATGGGTGATCGCAAGCCACAATTTGTGCCAGAGTACAAGCCTGTGCGGGATGATGTCATCGGCAAGCTCTTCCACTCCACTCGCAGATGCCCCCACCCTGGTGTCATATCCAAGTACGGGGTGGGAGGCATCGCAAATGTGTCGGCATGGACTTGCAAAAAGTGTCGGTACAGAGTCGAGTACAAGTATCACGGAGGTGTAGGCTGTGGGTATGTGGGATGACTTCCGACCAGAGCGGAAAGCCTCATGGGAGGACATCGCAGAGAGCATCCATGAATCCGTGACGATGGACGATGTTTTGTCTCTGTACTCCCCTTCCACTCCTCGCCGCCGTCACCGCTGCCCCTGTCCTCTTCATAATGGCAAGGACTTCAACTTTTCCTACACGCCGCACGGGTATAAGTGCTTTGTGTGTGGAGCATCTGGAGATGTGATCGCTTTCGTTAAAGAAGTCTGTGAGCTTGCAACGAGAGCGGATGCCATGAAGCGGATGAATCAGGATCTCCACCTAAATCTGCCGATTGACGGTGAAGTGGACGCTATTCAAGCGGCAGAGATGTCGCGCAGAAGAGCAGAAGCGGAAGAGAAGAGAGCCGCAGAAAAGGCGTGGGACGATGAGTACCACCGCCTATCGGACGAGTGGGTGAGGCTCGACACAATCAAGAGAACGGCAGACCCGTCAAGCGAGGAGTACGCCGATGCTGTGAAGAACATCGACTTCGTTAGCTTCCAGCTTGATATGCTGCTATGCGATAAGAGGTGAAACAGCAATTGGCAAATTAAGTTCCAACGATGTAAAGAAGAACCCGATTTTACAGCCGGATTCCAAGGGCAAGCCACCTCAGACGATTGAAGCGTTTCGGTGCGTCCTCATGGATGATGTCCGCTTCAACAACATCCGATACAACGAGCTGCGAGGATGCGGTGAGATCCACGATGGAAAGCAAATCACGATATGGTCAGACACGGATGACGCAGAAGCGATGTACTACCTTGAGTCAACCTATGGGATGTACTCAAAAGAGAAGTACCAAGCCGCTCTACGGCTCCTGTTCAAGTCCAGAGAGTATAACCCAGTCAAGGACATGGTGGAGAAGGTTGAGTGGGACGGCGAGAGGCGCTGCCACGACTTCCTCCACAAGTACGGAAAGTGCGACAACTCCCCCTATTCCCGTGAGGTGTCCCGCCTGATCTTCGCCGGGGGCATCCATCGCCTATACCAGCCCGGATGCAAGTTCGATGAAGTGCCAATCTTCATGGGCGTTCAAGGATGCGGAAAGTCCACCCTGTGCAGATGGCTTGCTATGGACGATGACTACCACGGTGAACTCAAGTTCATGGAAGGTCAACAGGCCATTGAGGATCTATCCGGCAAGTGGTTCATGGAGATCCCGGAGATGTCTGCCTTTACCAAAGCCAAAGACCAGGAGGCGGTAAAGGCGTTCATCTCACGGCAGCGCGACCAGTACCGTAAGCCCTACGACAGGAACACTACGGAGCTTCCACGGCGGTGCGTGTTTGTGGCGAACAGCAATGGGTACAACATTCTCGTTGACAAGTCAGGCAACCGCCGCTGGCATCCCATCGAGTTTAAGGGTGATGTGCAATGGGGCTTCCACCTCTACGACATCGAGGACGAGGTGAGGTCGTATATCGCACAATGCTGGGCAGAAGCTTTGCATTTCAAGGATGATAAGTACATGAAACCGTTCGTCAACAGTTCGTTGAGCAAAGAGATTACGAAAGCGCAAGACGATGCGATGCAAGATGACTGGCGAGTCGGTGCTATCCAATCTTTCCTCGACCGTAAGAACCCCGGCGAGTTGACTTGCGTCCGTGAACTCTGCCATCGTGCGCTCTATCCAGACCAGCAGAAGGAACCGACCTTCTCAGAGTCGAAGGACATTGGCATGATTATGAACAAAGCCCCTGGGTGGGAGAGAGTCGGTGTGAGGAAAATCGGAACATACGGAAGCCAGAAGTGCTGGCGCAAAATCGAACAGCAAGAAGACAAACCTTTTTGGGAGGACTAATGAGCAACAAACTCTTAGCACTTAACATTACCTATGCCGTGGTGGACACGATCATTGCGGCACTCGCTATCTGCGGATTCATCTTCGGCGCGTGGCACTTCGGGAGATGGTGGATTATCCTGTTCACCATCATCCCGCTTGCCCTGTTCAACAGCCACTCCGCGATTGTTGACGCAGACATTGAGGCAGCGCAGAAGGGAGGTGAGGCTGATGCCGGAGGAAGCAATCCTTAAGCAAATCGAAGAGATGCAGAAGCCGCCCAAGCGTGGGCCTGGCAGACCGAAGGGGAGTAAGAACAAGCCCGGAAGCAAGAAGCATGAGTTTCCGAACGAGTCCAGGCAGCTTGTAGATCCCAAGACTGGTATCGTGGTCAGCAACAACGCCGCCCAGTCTCAGATCATCGCCCGGATGGGTGACGAGCGGGTCACCGCCTTTGTCCAGTACCACATGGATATGCTCAAGATGCGTCAGGGCGTGGACAAGAAGAACGTGCCTGACCTCTACAATCGGTTCTTCAACTACCTCGGCTACTGCGCGGAGCATGGCATCATACCGAACAATATGAATGCCTACTTTGCCATTGGCATAAGCAAGGATGACATCGGCGCATGGTACGCTGGTCGCAGAACTCCAGAACACAAGCAGTTCGCAGATGACATCAAGCAGTTCTTCGCGTCCATCCATGAGCAAGCTGGCGGTGAGGCTATCGTCAACCCGATTCTGAGCATCTACTGGAGCAAGGCACATGACGGTATGATAGAGGCCAGCAAGGTCGAAGTAGTCAACACAGACCCGCTTGGCGAGAAACAGAGCGCAGAGCAGATTGCAGAGAAATACGCTGGCATTCTGCCGGAGGACACCTAATGGAGATACTAAGTCCCCTCAAAGCGATCCGCGCCAAGTGCCTCGACTGCGTAGCAGATCAACCTCAAGAAGTACGCCTCTGCCCTTGTGAGTCCTGTCCCCTCTGGTCTTATCGCATGGGACATAATCCTAGCAGAAAGGGCATCGGCGGCTTCAAGCAGAACGCAGAGGAAGCAGAAGAAATCTAATGCTGTGCCGCACATTATCAGAAGAAAGTAATCAGCCCATGCAAGTTTATAGGCTAAACTATCTGCCGATTTTGTGCGGCTGAATGAAAGAAAAGGAAGTGAGCGCATAAAGCACTTCGGAGATATTACGAAACTGAGCGGTCATGAGCTGCCAATTGTGGACTGCATCATAGGTGGTTCACCCTGTCAGGACTTGAGCGTTGCTGGCAAGAGGGCGGGACTCGCTGGCGAGAGAAGCGGCCTGTTCATGGAGCAGATGCGCGTTGTGAAGGAGATGAGAGAACAAGATGTGCGAACAACTGGACGGTCAGGTTTCCTTGTGCGACCTCGGTATATGGTCTGGGAAAATGTCCCCGGAGCCTTATCAAGCGGAAAGCCCAAAGGGGCAGACTTCCAAGCAGTCCTTGAAGAAATCGTCAAAATCGTCTGCAAAGAAACTCCCACTGTTCCTATCCCTAAAGACGGATGGCCTAAAGCCGGATGCATCAGCGGAGTGGGAGACAGCGGCTGCACCTTTTCCGTGTGCTGGAGACTTCACGATGCCCAGTTTTGGGGAGTCCCCCAGAGAAGAAAACGCATCGCGCTTGTCGCAGATTTTGGAGGACTCAGCGCCCCAGAAATACTATTTGAGCGAAAAGGCTTGCGCTGGGATTCTCAACAGAGCGCAGAAGAGAGGCAAGGAGCTGCCGTATGAACTGCGAGAAGCCCTTGAGCATCAGTGCGGCTTGCACTCTGAAAATCAGGGGGGGGTGTGAGCGAGATTGCTATGGCAAGAAGGCCGGAAAGGGTGCGCTGATTCAATGGGAGAAGAGCGGAACTATAGGCGTGAGCCAAGATCAGACCCTGTTCGTGTGGTTTACGGAATCTGCTCCTACGAATCCAACGCCATGAAATCCAACAATCCTCATAGCGGTATCTATATCGCAGAGACTTCCAGAACGCTTGACTTCAACGGCGGGAATCCCGCTTGCAATCAGGGGGGGGTACTTGTACTGGAAAAAGTGCAAGGCGTTGACCTCTACAACCAAACCATGACGGGGGGTGTCGAAGACCTTGAATAACAGGGCAACCGATGCCGACCATGTTCCGTGTGTGCTGATACTGAATGACCAAGGGGGGGCGTGATGCACGTTAGCTACGATGTCACCTCAACGCTCAGAAGCCAGACAAAGCATCATGAGCCTGTCGTTCTCGTCTACGAATCCCACAATCAGGACAGCCGATACAGACCGCTCGGAGACATCTGTGAGACTGTGAGCGCAAAGTATGGCACAGGGGGGGGCAATCAGCCGATAGTGTTGAGATATGAAAGAGACAAAGAGCTATTGCGTGACAAGCTACGGTGATTATGCAGAAGGGCTTGGAACGCTCCGCGCAAGCGGTGGAGACATAGGGGGGGCAGCGAGATACTCATAGTTTATGAGCTACCAGAAAGTGACAGGATGCCTGAGTCAGGGAGCGCACCCAGGCTCATATAACGGGCAAGATGCGTACAACGATATGTTGGTGACAGATGGGGACAGTAAGCATAGGCAATGGGCAACTGCACAGTATGGGGATGGCAGAACTGGCGAATCCTCTGGACTGTATGCACGATGCCCAAGCAATCCTAATCAGAGAGAGAGAGAGAGAGATGGCAGATAGTATCGTTCGCCGCTTGACTCCAATGGAGTGTGAGCGGCTGCAAGGAATGCCTGATGACTGGAGCAAGTACGGCATAAACGAGAAAGGCGAAGTGTATGAGCTGCCGGATAGCGCACGGTATCGGCTCCAGGGTAACGGTATAGCCACTCCGTTTTGGAAGTATCTGCTCAAGCGAATCAGCGCCCAGTACGAACGCGACCCTACGATGGGGAGCCTGTTCGATGGGCAAGCCAGCTTCCCTATGCTTTGGGAAGGTATCAACGGCAGCGGCACTTGCCTGTGGTCAAGTGAGATTGATAAACACGCCGTGGCTGTGGCGAAGTATCATTTCCCAGAGGACACAGAAGAATGAGTCTTGACAAAGCCATAGCCCACGGCAAGGAACACAGAAAGCCGTACCGTGGTAGCAAAGCCATTGACCCATCATGCAGAAACCACGGCGGCTGCCCGTGGTGTGAGGAGAATAGGAAGCATAAGTTTAGGGATAAGGACGCAGAAGACATCAAGGTCATGCAGAACTGGCCATTTGATCCTGAGCAAGCAGAAGAAGCATAGCCAACAAAAAAAGCCCCCAGAAGAGCAGTTACGCTCTAATGGGGGCGAGAAGAAAGGGTGATGGAGAATAGAAAGTGATATCCGCTTCAAGATTCGTTCTTATATACGGCTTACGGAGCTTGCAGAAGGTAGCGAACGGAAAGCGTATGTAGACGAAGCGATCAATCTTCTTGACAGCATCGGTAAGCATGATGAGCGCAAGAGCCTTACTTGCGAGTTTGTCGAAACTGTGCTTGACGGCGAACTTCAAGATATGCCTACTAAAGCCGTATATGATGCGTTTATACGGTGGTGCGCTGATAACGGAGAGAAAACCATTATCACACACGCTCTGTTTTCGCAAGAAATCAATCGCGCTTTCGGATTTAAGACCAAGGTAAAGTGGGATAAAGACCACGAAAACGCAAGGCGTGTGTACTCAAAAACAACATAGAACGCAAAAGAGCCAGAAGCAATTACGCCTCTGGCTCTATTCTTTTGTGTGATTCATGCGCTAATGATGTTCACATGACGGGCAATAGCCTGTTCCATCTGCTCATCACTCACGCCGATGTAGCGCCGGGTGACGGTTGGGCTGGAGTGTTGCAGAAGCCGCTGAACAAGCACGATGTCGTGTCCGTTATCGTTGTAGATGCTTGTGGCGTACCACTTGCGGAAGCTGTGTGTGGAGATGTTCTCATAGTGGAGATGATCGCATACAAGCTTGAGATGGTGCTGGACTTGTCTTGCGCTGATGGGAAACAGAAGGGCGCTGTCTGGAATCCTGTGCGCGTCTGCGTACTGTCTCAGGAAGCCGTAGACCTCATCGGGAACGGTAAACCTCCTATGCTTCCCGGTCTTCTCCTCCACCATGTTCAAGCGGTATCTGCCGCCGTCCTTCACGATGTCGGACATATGCAAGCGCAGAATGTCTCCAACGCGCATTCCCAGATTCGCCTCGGCTGTGAGGATAGCCGCGACACGTGGATTCGGTCTGGAATCACCAAAGCCGCGCAGAAGGGTCTGGATGATCGTGCGGTACTGGATATCGGTTAGGGCTACCATGTTATGCCTCCTTTGCTTTCCACTCCTCGCCATCGTACTCAAACTTGGCGAGTTCCTTGCGGATGGACTTCGACAGAAGCCCGATGTTGTCAGGGGTGATGACGGTCGCGGTGTTCTTGGTCAGCTTCTCCAGCTTGAAGCTGTCGGTGTAGGTCAGGATCTCCTTCCCGGTTTCGGGATTGTGCCAGAAGTAGGGGGTCAGCCCCTTGTGGGCAAGGTCTGCACAAGCGGAGATGTGGTTCTCCGCGACCTCGTTAGTCCAGCAAGTGGTGTAATGCTCACCCTTGTAGTAGAATCTGTATCCGTTAGTCATGGTGAATCTCCTTTCAATGAATTGCATTTCACAATGAAGCAGAAAGCTCTTGCTCTGCCATGTCTCTTGCTTTCTTGAGGTCTTCCCATTTGCTTTCGGCTTTGCGTATCTGGTTGCGCTTGGTGACGATCTGGTTCTGCCATTTCATGTGTTCTCTGCTACCAGGCGTTGTACCACTCTGCTGGAGCAGAAGCCAGTCAAGCTGTCCATAGTAGTCTTGCAGAAGCTCTTTCTGGTTCTCTGCCTCTCGCTCTGCCTTTTCGATCTTGTACTCCAAGTTCGCCAACCGCTTGTCAAAGGTCTTGTTGATCTCTGCCTGTTCAGCGTTGATCGTCCGCTGTTCTTCCATCTGCGCGTGGATCCTGTCCATATCAGCGCAGAAGCCACGGAAAACCCTCTCAAGCTCTGGTGACATATGGAGCGATTTGATTTGTCTCTCTGTCATTCGGTTTTTCCCCCCCCTTGTGGTTTTCGATGTTTAGTTTAACTCGTCAAGTTCATAGTCGCGGATCTCGTCCGCAGAAAGCCGCCTGCCGTACACGATGATATCATGGTATCGGCCTGTCGTGTCATCCTCACGCCGGATCGCGCCCCTGGGCTGCGCCCCCGGACTATATCCACGGAGCCGCATACCGTAACGGTACTCTTTCGGATGCCGTGCCATATACTCCCGCAGCGCGGCCTTTATATCTGCCGCAGAAACCTTGTCGTTGTAGTAGTCGAGGATGTCCGCATCTGTGTTTCTGTTGAGTTTTGCTCCGACTGACATTGTGTTCTCCCGTATCCATGCCTTTTTTCTTTCGCTATCCGGCATAATCTGCGCCTCCCTCATATTTGGTTAACCTATTATATCACGCCGTAGGTTAAGCTGTCAACTAAAACATATCGTCAGGATCCGCAGAAGTGAGGGGCGGGATGTCCTCAAGCTGGACATTGTAGAACATCCCGTTAATGTAAACCATCGGCGCAAGACCTCCGGCTGCCGCCTCCCGCATGACGCGCAGAAGGTCGGATTCTTTGATCGTAAAATCGTAGCGGTTATAATCGGACATTTAGAACACCTCCCCGGAAAGATAGTAAAGGCATGAGCGCAAGTCCGCATATTTGACTTCCAGCCGCTTGTGTTCTGCCATGCCGCAGCCGCATTCCCGTAAGCCCCATGTGTGACGGTAAATCCAGTACGGATTGCGCTTGTCATCTTCGTGATACACGATAGAAAACTTGCGACCGCCGTCTTCCAGCTTCAGAACTTGCCTGGTTTTAGCCATGATATAAAACCTCCATGTTATGTAGTTTGGGCTTTTGCCCATTGGATCGGGCTTGTTAAGGCACAAGCCCGCAGAGAAAGCCATCAAAGCAGAAACTGCCTATTGTGTTCCGCAATCATTCCCGCCGCCATCAGGCGCAGAAAGCGCATAATTTTATATTTCATGTTCAGCCCTCCATATCGTTTTTAATGATTTCCGCGCCGTAAAGCTGGCTTGACGGGTAGGCATAAAGTACTTGCCCGTTATCAAAGCGCAATGTAAAGCTAACTGCGCCCGCCCGCCCGTATCGATCGCCGCCGGATATGACATTGATTACAAGTAACTCTTGCCCGCTTGCAAAGCGCAGCCTATCGCCTATTTTTACATCGTGCTTTGTGAGTCTGTTTAATTTCATGGTATAACCTCCCATATAAAGTATTTGGATTGCATGGTATCCGTATAAGCGCACAAGCGTTATTTCTTATGCGCTTAAGCTGATATCATGCCGCGCTGAATTTATCGGCGGGCTTTTCCTGGCTTTCGATAATGGCTTTGATCACCGGGAAAAGCGGATCTTTTTCCGCTTTGTATTCCGTGCTATGCTCAATAAATAAGACATACTCATTTACGGAACATCCTTTGCAGTTTGTGCAATGCTGATTCTTGTCAATGCCGCAGCGGCAGATATAAACAGACTTTCCGGCCTCCCGCAGATACTCATAAAGCGCAAGAATATAATCGCAATGCCCGTAGTTTTTGCCTTTACCGGGAATAACAGACTTGACGATATTAGCATTATCCAGCCCGTTAAAAGCGGACTCTGCCGCCCTAAACTTTGTATAAGTCCAAAAGATAACAGACGGGAAAGCACGGGCGATACGCTGCCACATTTCCACATATTCCATATTAAAGAAATCGCCGGAGGCATGGATACGGACAAATTCAATTTTATCGGCTTCAATCTGCGCCATGATAGCGCGTTCAAGCCATGCCATATGATACCGGGCAAGCCATGTCTTGACTGCAAGCCCGTCTCTCACGCTTGCATACTTCTTAAAATTCCCCGCCATTGCATAACAGCCGATACAATCGCACGGGCAAGTTCCCTTTACATTAATGGGATATCCGTTAACTACCACGCTATGTTCAGCCGTGCCGGGCAGAGTACTAAAATGCCATACGCCGCGCCCGATCTTGCTATTACCATCTACCATAACGGGAGGAATCATGCCCGCCGGACTGCTAATGTGCTGCCCGTCAAATTCGATCCCGTACTTATTGTAAATATCCTTTTTAGTAATCCGTGCCATTGTAGTAACCTCCATTATTAATAATGTGTAATGTGATAAAGGCATATTGCCATAAAGGACGATGTTTAATAGATACATCCCAAAACTATGTAGCGTACTGGCCAGCGCTGGACATCCTGGCCTTGCCTAACTCTAAGCGGAGGCAAGCCCGCCTCGGATAGCTTAACCTATCCATACATATAATATCAAATAGCTTAACCTATGTCAACATAAATATGTAGCTTAACCTATCATTTTATACACGCTTCCGGGCGTATCATCTTTTGGCCTGGGATGCCAGGATCTATTTACCTACTAAGTTAGTAGGAATTAAACAACGATTAATCCTACTGGATTGGTAGGAATTAACCCCGCCGATCAGCCCTGTAAAGTAAATCCACTTGACAGACTTTAGCATACTAAAGCGTCTGATCTGTCAATATTCATTCCTTTATACATTCCATGCGGCAAAATATCGCGTTATTGCTACAAACACGACATTAAAATGCATATTTACGCGCATTTTCCAGCGTTTATGCATCGGTTATGCATTCCGGCGGATAAACCTACCTACCCGAGGGGTAAATGGGGCGGGCTGCCAGGGGCGGGGGT